TTAGAGATGAATTAACATTTTGAACAACAATAGAAGCATTAGAAGTAGAGTCAGTTACAATAGCATACCTTATTGAAAGATTAATGATCCTCGCATCTAAGATATCAATTGCATCAGATATCAGCCTAAATTCATTTATGTAAACTCTTAAATTTTTCTTAAGGTGATCAGGTGAGGTGACGAGCTCACCACGCTTATTTCTGCTGAGAACGTGTAGTCTTGTCGCTAGCGGGTTATGTGGGTTGCTACTTACCCCTACCCTAAAAACTCTTCCAAAATTGGTAGGCATCGTATAAATCCTGGCCACCAGATCATCTTTTGTCACAATTCTTGACTGCGAGTTCCTAAATGCCAATGCTGTTGATCTTAGCTCATTTAGTGTCAATGGATTTTCTCCTCCCTCTGCCACAGCTGGATTGTTAACAGAGAGAGAGGCCCGGATCGTGCTTGCAGTGGCCGCCGGAACATTAGTTGAAAAATCAATAAATAGCGTGGTAATTGACCGAATGGTGCCCGCATCAACATTGTGAGTAAGGCCGCCACCGGCCCGGTACTTCACCGTGATTGTGGTTCCTACCGGAGACATTCCTAAGGTTTGGGTCTCCAATAAAGAGTTTGGGTCTATAGAAAATCGAGAAAATGTCTTCTTTCCGTAGAGGGGAAGCGCCAATTCAGATGGATCTGGAACAATGTCATCATCAAGAGTGCTCGCTCGACCTGATCCAAACTTAATTGTTGTCACCCCGGTTTTTCTACTCATCGAAGAAATAAACCTATACGGAGCAGGCATTAATTCAATATTTTCAGGAACCAGGTTGCTATCTTCCGATAGATTAGCCACCCTCTTATAGACAACGTCCTGCGTTAGGGAATCGACCTCGTAATATTGGTTTCCCTCTGAGTCAGCCACAGAGATGATCTCGGTAACATTTTCCTCTGTTATCCTGATGGTTCGAAAAGGTATGAAGTTGCTGCCTATGCTAAAATTTTTATTAAAAAGATTTCCAGACACACAGGTCCCAGCTCGCTTGAGAATAAACGTCGTAGGATTCGAGTTGCTGTCAGTCTGCCCAACCACATACTCTGCAACAAATTTTCCCCTGGACTGCAAGCCAAAATTAAGATCCTCAGTTAGCTCAAAATTAACTCCCGTATTAGAGGTAAAGAGAGTGCCTTCCTTTATGTTAGGACAGTAAGACATCCGAGGTTGGTACTCTCCGTCTACGAGTGCTGCGTTAACCTCCACATAGACGTCCACCTCAACAACAGAGGGTGCTGATCCCCTAATCTTGACACCCGCAGAGCGAACCAGAGATTCGACGTTAATCGTCTCAACTGCGGTCTCCACGTTAAGCTCATTAAACTGATGATCCAGATAGAAGCTTTGACTGTCTCCCACAAACGCTGCAAAGTCTAACAGCATCCCGCCGACAGAGGGCTCTGAGAAGTCTCGAATCCTATCAGCGAAATAGGTGCGAGCGTACTCTAAGAGCTCTGCCTTAAAAGCTCGGGTGTCCTTGCTTAGGTATCCTCGGGGAACAACGTGATTTATCTGCTTTTTAATGTTTTTTGCCATTTTTATCCTATCGTGTAAATTGTTGCCTCAGCCTTTTCTTTTGCAACCTTAAGCTGTGGGACGTTATATAATAAGGTCACTGTGACCTGGGATATGCTTTGAATTGGATTTGACTTGTCCACCTTCACGGTGGAGGCATAGTCAAGTAGCTCAATGTACGGCATAAATTTTCCCACAGCCGTCTGGATACGACGCATCGCCTCTGCGTCAAAATCTTCCCGGGAGAGGCGCTCCGTACAAAGAGACCTCAGATTAGCGCCTACGGCGAAATTACCGAGACGCTCACCGTGATTGGTCATGATGAGGTTTTTTAGGTTATCTTTCACCAGCTTGCGAAGATCAGTGTACATGTCAAATATGCCTGTTCGATTCTCGCCTAGCCGAAGCGGGGTCTTGAATCCCAGCGGGGTGGGAGGATTAGCAGAGCTGGAAAATTTCCTATCGGTCCTGAGATCTCCCACGCTCTTAAAGCTGTAGGTTATTGTGGGGGATGGGCCGCCGAGTCCAGGCATGATAAACTACTCCTAATGCTAATTATTTTAAATAAAAGATTATCACCCTGAATTATTCAAGAAGTCGCTGCGGGCTATGAGACCACACTGAGTCCCTTGAGTATCGCGGTGATCTTGACGGCCAGCTTTGCTGTCTCTATCTCAGCGTCCTCCTGGTCTATCTCGGGAATGTCGAGCTCTTGATTGCCGCTGGTCAACGTGGAGGTCATTTCCTTCATCTCTTCAAAAAGTGTGGACCAGCCCGTATATCCTTGCATACTTCCGCCCATACCGATCGGCAACTCGAAGGCCATCGCGTGAAGCGTGGGTGACAGCAGCACATAAAAGACCTTCTTGTAGAGCTTGATGTCAGCCTCGTCCCACTGCCTGAGTGGGTAGTCGGCCACCTTGTCGTCCTCTTTGTCCGGGTCGGGCCACTCCTTCCCATCGGTATAAGTTTGGCTGTGCTTCCCAAAAAGAGTTTCAGTCATCTGAAAGTCGGCCAGGAGCCCAAGATCAGCACCGAGATCATCGTCCTCGATTCCAGCTCCGATGAGGCGGGCGGCAAACTGGCTGCTTCCGCCGAAATAGGCCTGGCCTTTATCGTCGTTGACTTCCGACCGGACGGCCTCATAACCAAAGATCTCGTAGAATGCTTCCTGCTGGATGAGATCATCCTCGGCCTCAAGAATAAGCCTAATGAGGTCAAAAGGAGGGCAGACTGGGCCGTTGTAGGCGACGAAGGTCGGCGGATAGGTTTGTGTATAGGTGATGGGGGTGTCAGCCATGTTTTATTCTCCAAATATTATCTTTGAGGCACAGTTTTTGGTGAGAGGACTGCTTATTGTCGGGGCCATCTGGAGCACCGATTGCCCGATGGCAGCAAAGGGAGACCCTCCCAGGTAGGCGCCGATCACTGGAATGGAGCCTGCTGCAGTTCCGTAGGCCATGATCCCGCTCGCGTTAAGCTTTATCAACATCTCGACGTAATTTGTCAGAATCGCGAACTCATCATACATTAAGTAGGGTTGCTTGGCATTATCAGCGCCGATGGTGATGTGCTTTCCGTGAATCTGAATGTTGCCGGAGTCGTCGATGCAAATTGACGCCTGCTCGTCCCCGTCCTTGTCAAGCTGAACAAGCCGCATCGTTCCCTCGTTATCCTCGTTCAGATGGGAGACGATCCTGACGTGTCGAGACTTGGCCACTAGAAAGGCGCCCTCCTGCTCGTTGTCAACACTGGCCTTGGCACCGATGTCTTTCTCCCAAGGGTGAGCTGTTTTTAGCTCATCAATATTTCCGGTGTTAAAGTTGACGTCCCCCTTGGTGTCCATAGACACATAGATTCTCGCCAAGTCGTAGAAGAAGTCTGCATCTCCCTCTCGGGCGTTAACAGCATTGGGATCCTCGGTACTTGTCTTGACAACCTCATCGTAATCTCGGGTGTTTGTCGCGGTGCTCGCCGGTGCTGTGGCCTCTGCCTGGCCGACGCCGACGACGATGTCAATGGTGCCCTTCCCGAGGCCTTCGCCTGTGGGCAGTGTGGAGTCCGACGAAAGAAGGCCCTGAACATCCTCAACAAAGGACCCGTCGTCGCCGCCTTCACTGGACTCACCTCGATCCTCTCCCAGAACTATTCTTGTGTTATTGGACCCCTGTAAGACTAGATCTGCGCACCGCTTAGAGAACCTGGGAACGATCTCTCCTGTAAACTGATCGTAAGAGAAAGACTTGTCTATCCTGACCTGATAAGGCTCGTCCCCGGGCAACGTCTGATCAGCGTTTACGTTTCGGCCTCCAGCTGGAAAGTTTGGAGCATCACCTGACGAGTCGCCACTGACGGCATCGATGGAGTCTGGGCCGAAAGCCTCATATCCCGCCTCTCCGGGGCCGCCAATACCTAGCGTCGTGCTGCCGTCGTCGTTCTCTTCGGTGTACAACTCGGGTGACCATGAGGCATCGGCGTCGGCAAACATCGTGTTAACTGAGACCTCTGCGCCGTCTTGCCCGACGCCCGCGTCAAACTGAGCCAGACTGTCTGGAGCTGCCGAACCTTCGTCACTCGTCACCCGATCCAGGTGGGTGAAATTTATGTCATCCACCTGAAGGGGGGCGGCTCGACGGGTGATCCAAAATCCCACTCCCGAGCTGGTGTCTCCGTCGACCCTCTCGTATATCACCCACACCTGCTCGGTGGGCTTTACAGGAAGGGAGAAGTGCGGAGAGAAGAAGGGGAAAAAGACGGCAGGCTTATCAAAAAGCTTAGCACCCTGATCCGAGACCACCGTCGCAAGTATGCTATTGCGAGGCATTCTCTCAATCTGTAGCGGGTTAAGAACTGCTCGGTCACCGCCAGATTGCATGGCGGCGAGCTCGGTTGCTTTTAAGTCTGCTGGGTTAGCGATAAAATCATCCACAACAGCGCTATAGATGAGCCTGTTCGGGCCTGGATTAGCGTCTGAAGTTGTATACCGAGTTACATCAGTGTCAGCACCGGTATCCCTAGCTCGCCTCTCAGCGTCGGGTACAGTATACCCGGTTGTCATCAGGGCTCCTCTATCTTGCTAAAAATCTCATCAGGATCTATCTGAGACTCAAGCTGTTCAGCCTTCGCCAGGAGCTCGGCCAGTCGTAAGATTTGATCATTTGACTTGGACATTCTCTCCAGATATTTAGCTGCAGTCGTTCCCAGCATGGTGTGCTGGGCGGCACTGCCTTGTAGCTCCGTGTACAGGTCAGTAAATAGCATTCGAGCATTTTCTCGGTCAGTCAGAGCATTTTCATAAATCTCCTTCCAGAGCACCTTTTTCTTATCCTCGGTGGACTCGAGAGAATCCAAGATCTCAGAAAACTCCTCTATCTTTTTTTCCCTATTTTTGGCGTGTCTCATCACATCCTTCACGGACTTTGTCATCCTACCCCCTAAAAGAAAATATCAAAATCATCATTCTTAATTAATACCCTGTAGTGTTTTCTAATCACAGACATTGCAATTGATAGCTGCTTTGGATTTAAATTTGAAATTTCTCTCATGTAAACAAAGACAGCACGTTTATTTAGAAGGTCAAGCTCATCAATGTGTTCAAAGAGAGTGATTATGGCATCCATGCAGGCAATTTCATTCTCTCCAGAGATTTTTCCTCTAATCTCCCGCAAGAGAGACTTCAAATTATTAATGGCATCGTTTCGAAGAAGAGACCAGTCTTGAGGGGGAACAGCATTATAGCTCTCAATCTCCCTTAGATCTCGTTGGGCTAACGAATCAACATCGTCGATGCTGACATGCCTCCTGATTTTCTTCATTTTTTGCTTTGATTTGATTATTAGCCAGTTTTTGGCGACGACATTAAAATAGGAAAAGGCTTTCGATCCTCTGCTGGCGTCAAACTTGTGAAGCGTCTCATACAGAAAGCAAACACAGTCATTCTTAAGCTCCTCATAGGGGCCTGCAGTTTTTGTAAATCCGTGAATAAAGATCAAATTTTCAACAAGCTTGTCAAATGCCGGGAGAATCTCATCAATATAGATCTTTTCTTTCTCATCTCCGCAGCTTGAATTTTGATATTTTATAATTGCATCATGTGTTCCGGAGTGAAAGTACAAGTTAGACTTAGACTTCTTTCTACCTACTTTCACCTTTTTCTTTTTCGCCATAAAATTCTCTAATTGATAATCTTTGTTGTCTCGAAGTCCGGCAGCGGATCAATTTCTATTTCTGTTTCAAAGGCATCAGTGAGACGTTGTGCCACATAGAGAATTGCATTTTGAGAAGTTCTAATGTCCTGAATTACCTGTCTTACTTCTAAGCTATCAAAGAAGAGCGGTTTTTCTAGAACCTGAGACATTGAATGATACCTTTGATCAAGCACGTCAAGGGAGTCCTCTATGCTATCTTGCAACTCTAGGATTAGCTTTCCTAGTTTTATGTTGAAATAAATAGAAAATCCCAAGAGCATGCACAATAGTACTATAGATCCGGAAAGAATTACGACAGTCAATTTAAATACCTATAGCTTTTCAAATACATTATCATACTCTCTAAAAATCGCTTTATGCGAAAATTTCTCTCTCACCTTTTCTTTGAGACTTTCTGCCCACTGCTTAGGAAGATGCGGCTTTTTTCTAAATTTTAAAATCTTATCTTTAAAATCTGCCTCGATGGGATCTGCCCACATTGTTCCGGGCATAAAGATTCTATTGTCTACCCTTGAACCGTCAATGGGAATTATCTTAAAATCAATAGGAATAAATTTTCCAAGATTTAAAAAATCTAAGTGACCTGACCAGTTTGTAATCATCACCGGAACTCCCGATGCCGCTGCCTCGAGCATTGGTAACCCAAAGCCCTCACCCCTGGTTAGACTTACTAAACACTTTATATCATCTCTTCGATAGAGAGATGCAACCTCTTTGGCACTCATATTTCCATGAAGAAAGTGAATCTTAGGATAGGGGCCTTGGCGAGTTTGACTTATCACACTCTCAACAAGCTTTCTAGAGAGCATTCTGTCGATTTTTGTTCCACGACCTTGATTTGTCTTTAAAATTATCCCAACATCAGGATCATCATGAAACACCTCACAGATCCACTTGAGTGTATTGAATAAGTTCTTCCTATCATTAGCCTGATTGTCTCCTGTTACCTGCCCTAAAATTAAAAAATTAAAAGCAGTATCAACATTAAAAGGAAGCGGAAGAAGGGAATCATCTTCAATTTCATCAATAAAAGCCTCGGGCACAACATAAATGGGAACCTGAATGTTTCCCGAATTTAACAAGCACCTTTTGGAAAACTCAGAGGGAATAATCACTGCAGACATCTTATTGACACTTTCCACCCACTTAGGATTGCAAGATGAAGTTTCAACCACCGCAGAAACACCAACATTAATGCTGGCCAAGCTTGGATCCCATTCATCTGGAAGCTGTACTTGAAACGATATATCAAACTTACTATCTGAGGGACCTGGGCCTGACTTTTTCATCACCTCTTCTACAAGTCCGTTTTCCATTTTTCCATTTATCATCCACGACGTATGGCCCCACTTGACAACCTGAGAGGTTACTTGCAGATCCGCTCTTTGATTCAGCCACCTAAAAATTTGCCTAGAATGAACGCCGTATCCGCTTATAGATAACAGCGGCGCTCGTATAACTACAGATTTTTTCAATTATCAATCCTATAAAGTTTCACATTCCCAGGATTTATATTCCCAGTCTTCTAAAAGTTTTGTCAGGGTGTGATGCCACGCGTCTATCGTTTTTTGATATCCAAATTCAGAGTGAGCATAGCTTCGAACCTTCTTCTTAAGCTCTATTTTTTCATCTTGGGATTTCTCATAAAGCCTCATTATTCCATTTGCAATTGACTCACAGGACACATAATCTTCATAAATGTAAGGAACCTGTTGAGATCCAACTAAAGTTTTAAAATCAATATCAAGTGCCACCCCGTTTTCTGTTCCATCTCTGTGATCAACCACCTGTCGAGTTAAACCACCAGTTTTAGCCGCCACGATGGGAACTCCCACATTCATTGACTCAAGTGTAGAGAGGCCAAATCCCTCAGCATAGCTTATATTAATACAGAAATCACAGATATTATAAAGGGAATTCATTTTCTCAAACTCAAGGCGCTGATTTGAAAAAAACACAGAGCCATTTACCCCAAGCATTTCAGCAGTTGCCAAGAGGTTGGGACCTTCACCATCATGAGGATCAGTGTGCATGATAAGCGTTGCTTTGTCATGTCCATGAGAATCCCATAGATTTTTCATAAATATTTTCCACGCCAGGAGGACATCGTTGGGTCTCTTCCGCTTGGCATTTCTATTAACCCAGATTCCGACAAAGTGATCGGATCTATTCTTTCCGATAATTTCTGACTTTAACCTTTTAGCCTCATCGTCAGGCACGGGAAAAAATAAATCCTCTGGAAGAGAATGGGGAATAAAATTTGTCCTAGCTGGAAAATGCTCCTTGACCATCTCATACGTCATATGCGAATGACAGTTTATAAGATCAGTTGAATCATATAGCACACGATTGAAGTCCGGCCATGGATAATTATCCCACACGTGCCAGTAGGCTATCGGGCAAACCTGATGTATCTCATCTTCCATCTCCCATAACCAAATAAAAAATCTAGGATCAGTGAAGATCAATAGGATGTCAGGCTTTTCAGTTGCTAGTGCAACCCTTAACATATCCTGATCACCGAACCCGTCTATCGGCTTGACAATGAAATCCTCATTTACAACAACGGTCTCATAGTCAGTGTGTTTTAAGGCAGCCCCAAACTGTCTAAAAGTCCACTCACCGGGATGATAATGTAACAACCCGCCTATAAGATGTCGTGTCTGGGTCCCTACACCTGATGTGCTTAGGGCATGATCTGAGAGTACCAGAACTTTCTTTTTTGTCATACGCGTTCCCATTAAGAAAAGAACTTAAGAGATGGTACGAATTACGACAAAAAAAGTTAATATTTAGGTGCAGTTCTGGGTATCTTTAAATTGACAGAATCTACAGGAATCTCTATTCTTAAAGAAGAGACCTCTTTGCACAGAGGCAATCATGTTATTCATCATCTTGATGCCTCGGCGAAGGGACTTAGGCCCAACAGATACTGTTACGAGCTCACAGATGCGTCCTGGTGTACCCCCGCGCTTTAATAGTATAAAACCACAGCGAATGTCCTTGAGTGGAACAGAGTGCTTCCTAGACCAAAAATGCTTATACAGGATAAGCTGAGCTGTCATTAGGATGTCTTGCTTTTTCGCCCTTCGCCATCCATAAGATTGTGATGTTTTCCAGTCGAGGATCCAGTAGATGTGGCCGTCGCCTCTTTTCTTGGGAACCTTGATAATAGCATCAATAAAACCTTTAAATTTTATATCTTTGCTCTCAATGTTTTCATATAGCTTTTCTTCAGCCTTAACAGTTTGCCAGCCAGGGAAAGTCTCGTCTAAAAACTTAGGAACATCATTCCACATATTAGATGCCCACTCACACCACACTTCAACCGGATGATATTTGTACCATCCAGGTTGATTTTTTACCCACTCCGGGTCTTCAAAGCCATTCTTTTCCCAGGCAGTGGTGATATCCTTAAAGAGCTTTTTCTTATCAACAGATTTTGTTTCAAGAAGTGTCTCACACCCTTCATGAACGGCGGTTCCAAAATCTAGGTAAGGGGACGGATTGAATGTGTCAATCTTATCTATGTACATCAACTTGTGACGCCATGAGCACTCTTTCCAGCATTTGATCTCCGAAAAGGATACATGGGGCTTTCCAGTTGGTAACGTATTTTCTTTCATGATGATATTATACCACAGGGTATCTCATTGAACACGATCTAGTCGTATGTTTTCTTTGAAACCGCACCGGATATATCATACCAGTCTAGATCTTTTCTTATCTCAATGTTCTTTTTCCAGGCGCCTTTCATGACACAGGGATTTACACCTAGTTCCTCTGACCTTTTTATCATAGCGTTAAGATCTTTGGGAAAACACTTTCCGCCAAATCCAAGATCCCCATCGTGGCCTGGTACATCAATATGGGAATTCCCAATACGACCGTCTGAAATAAATCCTTCGACAGCTTGATCCCAGTCACCCTGAATTGCATCACAGACTTGTCTCATTTCATTCATAAATGAAACCTTTGTTGCAAAGAAACAATTTGCCATATACTTGATGAGCTGTGCGGTTCCAAAGTCTGTCTTTATAACCTTGGTATACGGAAATCTACTTTTATATAGATCCTCAACTATATCATTCGCTAGTGCCTTATTGCTTCCTAATACTATTCTTGAAGCGTTGATAAAGTCAAGGCGGGCTTTCCTTTCTGTTAAAAACTCAGGATTGAATACAAAATTCATTTTAGGATATTTCGATGCCAACGACTCTACAGTTCCCGGAACTACAGTTGACTTAATTACCACAACTTTCTTATTAATGACTCGATATTTTGATATTTCATCGACAACTCCTTCAACTATCGACAAGTCACACTCACCTGATTCAAACATAGGGGTGGGCACACACACAAAAATTACATCTGATATGTTGACTAATTCATTCATCGAGTGTGTAGATCTTCTGGGATCTTTATCATAGATTAGGATATCATCCACATGAAGAATAAACCCATGCATAATTGCAGACCCTACAAATCCATTTCCTATTATTCCAAT